CCACTCTTTGCTCTCCATAACATGGAGAACTGGCAAGCCCTATGTTGACCTAATGGTAAATAGGGTGTTAAATCTTTAAAGGAACCACCAGTAGTGGAATAACAAACAACCAAATCAGTATTAGGTATATGATAACTGGATTGGCGACTAATCCTAGCTACAAATTTCCCGCCAGAACAATCCGGATTCTTTTTCCTGAATGTAACATTCAGAATAGAATCCCCAAGAAAGTAATGATCTGGAATTATAACTAAGTTAGATTTGATGAATAGAGCATTCACCATCATAACTTTGTCACCAATAACCACAGTACCATAAACTAAGTTTTTCTCAACCAACCTCATTAAATCTTGTGTACTAGTAGTCCACATCTTATTAGTGGTTGGTAAAGATCGCTTAACAACTTTTGTCCAGGGAGAGTCTTCACTATCACGTTGTGCAATCTCATCCATATCTTTAGGTTCTAATGAACCATGGACACCAAATCGATTAAACAACTTAGATCCTAAATACAATATACCAACTAATCCAACAGCTTTACAAAAACTTTGAATATTATCTTGAAAGAAAGGTGTAACAATAGCAGATATGCGATAATCCGTACTAATATAGTGTCTACAATAATACAAGACTAATTTGTGCATAAATAATTGCGCACACACAGAAAATATCAAAGTTAAAAGACCATAATTATAATAAATACCCACACTTAACATAAATAAATTAAACATGGATAAATATTTATAACATTCCCACATGCGCTTGAAATTCAAAGCCAAATGTAATTTATCAAATACACCAAAATCCGGAATAAATTCGCAAATATTATTAATTTGTCGAAATCTTTGGACGCATGTATAGACAGTATCATTACATGTATTAGTAATTTGATTAATTCCTTGGCAAATACTTTCAAAACCAATATGTGGTTCAAGATCATCATGCTTAGAGCAATAACCCTTAATGTGATAACATCCATCAACACCACAGGTTTGCACAATATTTTGACGATTGCGCATACGATCAAGAATACAATCTTGATCAAACCTATGTTCTCGAAAACGTTCAATAAGGTATTGCACGACAACTGAAAAACCAACTTCTTTTAGTAACTTTCCATTCCATTCTAATGGAATATAAGTTGCTAAATTATCCATGTCTTTTGGTTGTCTAGCACGTTCAACTGTTAAAACCCAAATATCATCAAAGGTTGGTTGAACACCAGATTTAGCATAAAATGCACGAATCTTAGCTGGATCAATACCTTGAGTTTTACCATCAACAATATGTTGAAATTCAGGTTTTGCTTTAACAGTTATCACAACATGCATACGACGTTGAATAGAATAAGGACAATTAGAATAAACATAAGCATCTAAATGCTTAACATTTGTATTAACAACTGCAATAGCTGGTTCTACAAATACTTTACCCTTACTCTCTAAATCAGCCATATTGGCATAAAATGGCTGATTATTACAAACATCAATAATGACACGAGTTGGTGGTCGTTC